AAGCCTGGCCCCAAGTCACCGCGCACCAAGATGAACAAAGCGATTGACAATGTGATCGCTAAAGGTAAAGACCTGAAAGGCGCAAGAGAAAAACTTCAAGGCTTGAAAAATCAAGCTGATGCCTTGAAAGGCAAAATGAATGCACAAGACAAAGCCCGTGCGCAGAAAGCATTTGACAAGCCTTCTGTTACCGACAAGCGCAGTCGTGATTTTGGCGGGAGGTTGACAAAACAGGCGCGAAACCAAGATCCCTTGACAGGTGGGAGAAAGGCGAAGGCGCAAGTGTCAAGCGCAAGGCAAGCGGCTACAGATCGACTTAAGATTAAGACCGCAACACGTCGCAAGCTAAAAAATGATCGCGCTTCTGTGATCCCTGAGCAGTCCGCAGGTTCTAAGACAATAAAGGCAGGTCGTATTGGGTCAACTGTTAGCAAGCCGCGCACAAAAGGCAATGCACCAGCGCAAGTTGCCAGCCGTGTTAAGCGCAAAAACGCAGCGAATGAAGCAGGTCTAAGGCAAATGAGCCGCTATGGAAACTCCCCAAAGCCCAGCACATACAATCGCGCAATTAAGAGAGCTAACACCTTAAAACGTGCCGATGCTTATTTAAAAACCGGCAAGTTGCCAGGCAAAAATAATTCAATTAAGGCGCAACGCGAATTAAAGGCGGCTCGTCAACGTCTTGACGCAAAACGTGCGGCGCGGCAACGCGGTGATACTGCAGCAGCCAATAAGGCACAGGTAAGTGCGCGAGGTAAAGTTCGCAAGCCAGCTCAGAACTTTAAGCCTGCAGTTCCAGGTAAATCCGCACCAGACAATGCACGTACACGCGCCAACAAGCTTAGGACTGCTCAAAACAAAGTGCGTATGTATAGCGAAACTACTAGCAGATCAGCTCAAAATGCTATCAGCCGTCGAGATGCAGCGTTACGCGCTCGCCCGCAAGGCACGCCTGGTAACGTCATCTTTCGTTCTAAAGGTCGCGCCGCGAATCGCTTTCAGCAGCGTGCAAGTGATTTGACGCAAAGAGTAAAGAGTGATCTTGCGTTTGGTAAGGGTAAGGGTATATATAGCGCCACTGGTGGCGGTGGCGGCAGTGGTTTGCGACGTCGAGACACTGGCGATCGCCAAACGTCTATGTTTGGCAAGCCTGCGCCGCTGTATAAAACTTCCAAAGTTTCTTCTGTTAGGCGTCGTCGTCGCTGATATACTTCGACGGTTTACAGCTTCACTATGGATTCATTTTTTGACAAGCTCACGACTCTTCTTGCAGAGTCTGAGCTTTCTTACATTGAAATGATCGGTGCGCTTGAAATTATGAAAGCTGAGCTGATTGAAGAAATGGGTGCAGAGGATGACGATGAAGCCTAAGGTCACGGCAGTCGGGCGCCTGCTCAAGTCAAAGCACGGTGAACCACGCAAGCATCAGGTCATCAAAATCGACGCTGATGGCAAGGCAAAAATTACCATCGATAAAACACTAGACAACGGCTAAATCTTTTAGTACCTTGGGCATGTTCTATTGTTTTGAACATGCTCGAAGGCACTGAACTACTCAAAAAATGCCGCCAGCTCGGTGATGTCTTACGTTCTGAGCTTGTCCGTGAATGCGGCTACGTCAGCATCACTGCGGAAGGCAGCGAAACGCTGAACTACACCGCTTTTTATGAAGCGTTGCTGATGGCCAAAGGCGTTGACCTAAAGAAACCCAAAAAGATGGGCCGCAAGCTTACGCACAAAACCAAAGTGCAAGGCAACGGCAACCTTTTAGTAGGCAGTGCTTACATTAAGGAGCTTGGGTTTGAGCCTGGCCAAGAGTTTGAAATTAAACTTGGCCGAAATAGCGTGCAACTGACTGCTGCTACCGCAGCGGCTTAAACTGTCGCTATAGACCTGTGAGATTGCGCCGTGTACTCCGGTTACAACTTTTATGACCGTCAGCGTGCGGCAAAAGTCTCACAGGTCAACGATCCAAATGCAGCTTGGGTAAATCAAGAGCCACATTGGATCCTGATTGAAGATTTGCAAGGCGGTAGCTATGAGATGCGTCGTAAGCATCGGCGTTACCTGCCGCAAGAACCGCGTGAGCTAGACGAAGCTTATGACAATCGTCTAGCGCGTTCTACTTGTCCGCCTTACTTTGTGCGGCTTGAACGAATGCTTGCAGGTATGTTGACTCGCAAACCTGTCAGGCTGAATGATGTTTCAGACACCATCCGCGAGCAGTTGTTTGATGTAGACCTACAGGGTAATGATCTTAACGTCTGGTGTTATGAAACAGCTCGTCGCTGCATACGTTATGGCCATGTGGGTGTGTTGGTCGATGCTCCTGCTGCTGGGAGCAACGGCAGACCGTATTGGGTAACTTATACACCGCGTGAAATTTTAGGCTGGCGCACTGAACTTGTTGATGGCGCGCAAAATCTTGTACAGCTTCGTTTGCTTGAGAAGGTTATTCAGCATGATGGAGAATATGGCGAAAAAGAAGTTGAGCAGGTGCGAGTGCTAACACCTGGCGGATTTGAAATTCACCAGCGTGACACTAAAGGCGAACTAAAAAAAATCGAAGAAGGCACAACAAGCCTTGACTATATTCCGTTCACTGTTGCTTACAGTAATCGCGTCAACGTGATGGAATCACGTCCGCCGATGGAAGATATTGCGGAGCTGAATCTTAAGGCTTATCAAGTTCAATCTGACCTTGATAATCAGCTGCATATTTCAGCTGTCCCAATGCTTGCGTTTTATGGTTTCCCATCTGCTGCTGAAGAAGTTAGCGCCGGTCCTGGTGAAGCTATTGCTTTCCCTGCTGATGGCCGTGCTGAATATATTGAGCCAGGCGGAAAGAGCTATGACGCCCAATTTAAGCGACTGGAGCAAATTGCAGGACAGATTAATGAGCTTGGATTGTCGGCTGTCTTAGGTCAAAAGCTAAGCGCTGAAACTGCAGAGGCTAAGCGCATTGATCGCAGCCAAGGTGATTCAACCATGATGGTGATTGCTCAGAATATGCAAGACATGATTGATAATTGTTTGCAGTATCACGCTGATTATCTGCAAGAATCTCAGGCTGGCAGTTGCTTTGTTAATCGTGATTTCCTTGGCGCTCGGCTTGAGCCTCAAGAAATCCAATCGTTGTTGCAGCTTTACACCGCAGGCACCATCACCCAGGAGACATTGTTAAATCAGCTTGCCGAAGGCGAGGTGCTGGGCGATGATTTTGAAGTTGAAGCCGAACTTGAGGCAACTCAAAACGGCGGTTTGATCGAGATGCAGCGACCCGAGCCTGAAGCATCCTCGTCTATGCCTGAGGTTTCAGCGGAACCTGAACAAGAGGATCAAATCCCGGCATGATGAAATGGTTGCGGAGACTGCTCAACATGGATCACGAAATTGAGCGTCAGCGCATGTTGTACGTTAACAAGCGTGAACTGCCGGAAGATACGTTTGCTGTCGTAAGGTTATCTTGGTTCAGCGAATACGGTATTGAATCAATCGATGAGATTAAACTGATTTACGAAGACCAAGATGAAGAAGATATGATTCCCGAATTTTCTATGATTGTCGCCCAAGCGTTAAAAGGTGGTGCCGACGTTTCTATTTTGACAGATATTGAACCGGAGCTTTTAGGCTTCTTTGATGAATGACAACACCGGCAAGCCTGTATCGAAACGCGATTGATCTTAATCGCTATAGCAACAGTGTTGCACGGCGGATCATCAATGCTTATAACGATATTATTTTGGATAGCGTTGCTCAGCTTCGTGCAATTGAGGATCTTGACGATTCATTCAAAGCAGCAAGGCTAAGGTCAATTCTTGCGCAACTAAAAGAGTCGCTGGACACCTGGGCTGGTGATTCGACGGAGATTATGGTGCCTGAGTTGCAAGGTTTAGCTGAACTGCAATCTGAATTTGTAGAAGAGCAGCTTCGTAAGGTTTTGCCTGCTGGAAGTCGCAGCCTTGTCAATACGGTGGAGATTTCGCCGCAGTTTGCGCAAGCTGTTGTTACAACAGATCCTACGCAGATCAATGTTGTTGCATTGTCTGATGACCTTGTTGCTGCTGTGCAAGGCGCACCGCAGACGTTTAGCTTGACGGCAGCACAAGGCGCAACCATTACGCTGCCAAACGGCAAGGTTGTCGAAAAAGCTTTTCGTGGTTTAGCCGAAAGCCAGGCTGAGCGTTTCGGCCAAATTGTGCGGCAAGGATTGCTGACGGGTGAGCCTACGCCTGAAATTGCACGACGCTTAAAGGGCCGACTTGAATTTGGGCAACCGGCTCGGTCGGTTAAACAGTTGCAGCTTGCCGGTGGTGAGCTGACGAAGATGGCAAATCATCAGGTTGTGACCATTGTTCGCACAAGTGTCAATCAGGTAAGCAACGCTGCATCACAGCAGGTTTACGAAGCGAATCAAGACGTGACGAGAAAATATCGTTACGTTGCCACGCTTGACACACGAACGTCTGCAATTTGCAGGGCGCTTGACGGTCGAGAGTTTGAATACGGCAAAGGCCTAATGCCGCCGCAGCATTTCAACTGCAGGTCTACCACTGTTGCTGTTGTTGATTACGAAGGTTTAGGTTTGACGCCGCCAAAACCTGGCAGGCGAGCAAGTATGGACGGCCCTGTGCCTGCAAATGAAAGCTATGGGCAGTGGCTGAGTAAACAGTCAAAAGCAACTCAGGCTGAAGTGCTTGGTGCTGAAAAGGTCGCTTATTTCAATAGGTTGGCCAACAAGTATGGTCCGAAAGACGCTATCGCCAAGATGGTGCGCGATGATGGTTCAGAACTGACGCTTGAGCAGCTTCGCAAGCGTTACGGACGGATAAACTGAAGCAACAGCTGAAAAGCAATGCCTTGTCTTGGTAGTTCTTACATGCCCAAGGGCAAAAAGAAAAAAGGAGGCAAGAAGAAGTGAAGCGTGGTGATCGTGTCAGCTGGACCTATCAAGGCAAACGCACTTACGGTGTAGTTACTAGCGTTGCTGGTGAGCGTGCAATGATCAAAGGCCCGAGTGGTGGCAACATCGTTCGGGTTGGCAGCAAAGGCGATCCTGTAATTCGGATCAAATCTGAATCAACGGGCAATCCTGTGCTCAAACGTCAATCGCAATTGCGTAAAGCGCCAAAGCGATGAGCATTGCGTATCGCGGTGAAACGTTCGACGGTTACAACAAGCCGAAGCGGACGCCCAAGCATCCTGACAAGTCACATGCTGTTTTAGCGAAAGAAGGCGATAAGATTCGCTTGATTCGCTTTGGGCAGCAAGGCGTGTCAGGTTCACCGCGTCGCGAAGGTGAATCAAAGGCTGCAAAGGCTAGGCGTGAAGCATTCAAGGCGCGTCACGCTAAAAATATCGCTAAGGGTAAGTTTTCTGCTGCGTTTTGGGCCGATAGGACCAAGTGGCGCTAAACTAAAATGGTAACCGCTTTGAGAAGTTGGCAGCGCATCATTCATACGTTCAGGTAATCTGCCCTTGCTGCAACCAAGAGCGTACAGCACGCAAGGATTTGGTCGATAAAAAAGAAAAACTTGGCGAGCAGTTACTTTGTAAGCCGTGCGCATTAAAAACAAGGCCAGTTACTTGGAAAAAAGACCCTTCTGAACTACGCAAAAATCAAGGCGCCTACAAGTCTTTCATTCGCGCCAAAAGGCGTGTAAAAGAAAATCACAAAAACGCTTACGGCCACGTTCGTTTTCTGTTTGACACTTACGAACAATTCTTGCAGGAGCTTGGCCCGCGTCCAGAAGGGTTGACTCTAGACCGCATTGATCCAATGGGCGATTACGCTCCTGGGAATGTCCGATGGGCGACAATTCAAGAGCAAGCTGAAAATCGCAACCCTAAGCACACTTGGACGCCAAAACAGTCAAGTGATGATATTATTTGATTGTAATTAACTCTACGAGTTATTCATGTCTGAAGAGCAAAATCAGCAGGCTACGTCTGTTGAAAGCGCCAGCCCTGATGAGATCGCAAAGCTGAAAAACAGCATTGAGTCTCTTGAAAGAAAAAACTTTGAGTTGATCGGCAAGCTTCAAAAGAAAGAGCTGATTGGCGAAGTGCCCGATGACTATCAGGCGCTAAAAGAATTTAAGCGTCAGGCTGAGCAGTCAAAGCTTGAGTCTGAAGGCAAATATACCGAAGCAAGGCAAGCACTTGAGAAACAGTTCCGCGAGGTTACGGCGGAAAAGGATCAGCGCATCG